AACTTCCTATCGAAGTTAACGAAACACTTATCGTCGAATTGTACTCCAAATAATACATACAGTTCTACAAATGTAGAAAGCACAGTACTTATGAGAATAGGTACTGTGCTTTTTCTTTTAAAATTAGCTAAAATTTGTGTGCGTTGCTCAACCATTGCACAACCTTTAACTAAATGATGCGGGTATTTTATTTACCTCCTCGATGTATTGCTCAATCGTCTTATGCGTATACACATCTGCGGTAATGTCTTTACTTTGCGTGTGGCCGACTATTGATTTTAGAATATAACGATCCATTCCGTAGTTACTAGCCAATGTGATGAACGTATGCCGAGTATCATGTGGTAAGTGGTCAGATATTCCTAACTCCTTACAAAATCGCTTTACTGGCTTTCCTAAGTACTTTGATGTGTACCCATGAGGGATAAGTGTATCTGAGTTAGAAACGAGCGCCTGGGCGTAAATTTCGCGATAAAAAGGCATAACACAATCTGCAATGGGTATTATTCTATCCTTACCTGCTTTCGTCTTTACACCGCCGATGACATATCGCTCATCCAGGTGGACATTTTCGAGTTTTATGGATAACAACTCAACGGGGCGCATGCCTGAGTATATGTACATTAAAAGTAATTTGGCTACATCCATGTGAGTATGTTCCCATATTGCTTGAATTTCTGCCTCCGTAAAAGGCTTATGTATATCTGACTTTTCCGCCGGCTTTAGTTCCAAGAGTGCAGCATAGTTCTTTATAATAACATCATTCTTGATAGCTGCCTCAAAGGCGCCATTCAATCCTTTTACGATAAGACCAATAGACGACCGACTCAAATGGCTATTTTCATCGATTATGGCTTGTAGATGGACGAGTTTGATTTCTTGTATAGGTTTATTCCAAATAGAGGTTAACTTAGCCTGTGCAGTCGAATATCCGCCTTTTTTGACATCTATCCCTTTACGTTCTTTATCGGCAATCATCCATCGCCAGCATTCACTGAATAAAACTTTTTTAGTTTCAAATTTCTCTGGGTAGATGCCATATTCTGACAAGGCATCCCAAGCTTCTTTTGACTTAGCGTAATAGCCAATCGTCTTACGTTTACATTTACCATTTTCGTCGTAGCCAGTAGTTACGACTGCACGGTAGGGCTTGCGTAAGGGCTTATGTTTCATTTTATAAACGGATCCCGTTCCGTTTGCTCTTTTCATAGCCATGTTTATATTCCTCTTAAAATACCCCTATCATGCGATAGGGGTATTATTTTATTTAGACAGCTTATTTATATCTAAGTTATTATCAACAATATCTCCGAGTTCGTATAAGGTTAGCGCAGTTTTTAACTGTTCGACTTCTTCAGAGGATAGGGTGTAGTCTTTATAATATTGTGATCCTCGATATCTGATTATTGGATTACTGCCTTGTGTTAAAATACGCAACCCTTCATCTATTTCTGGAATCGTTAATAACGCATACTCATAGGTTCCAGAATCATCTAACTTAATATTTTTGCCTCCGCCGCTTTGCCCAGCAATGACGCCACGCATCGTGTAATCAAACTTACCTGCAGAACTGGAGAACGTTAATTTATCCCAAAATATCCAATTTGTAGATATATCTAATGGAGCGAAGGTAACAAATTTGATAAAAGGTCCTACCAAATGGCCCGAAGAATCTACGAAAGCAACCCATGATATAGAATTACTCGGCCGTATCGCTCTTTGGCTAGAACTGTAGAATTTATATTCCCTGCCTACTTGATCATATTCAAAGTTTGTGTTGTTTAGAATCGTATATATTTCCTTTTCAGCATTTGCTTTTCTCGTCAGCTCGGCTTCCTTGTCCTTTGATTCTTGAGCTTTGCGAGCGTCTTCTGATGCGGCATATGCCGCTCGTTCAGGAGCCTTTTGATGGTAGTCAGTTATTACGTAACCTACCAATACAGCCATAATTACCCCTACAATAGCTGTTACTAACACTCTTTTATTCATATCTATTTCTCCCTGTTTATACTAATTGATTACGATTTCAATTTGTGCTTTGCACGTTTTTTAAACTTGGAGTCTATATTTTCGTCGTAATACTGGTTGATAATAAATTCTTTAAGATTATCTAACTTATTCTTATCAGCGAACCTAAGAATTGCCGCTAACTTAATTAAATCTTCACCATTGTCGGACTTTAAATACCTTATCAAAGTTTTTGACAGTAGCTCGGCAGCAAATTTTATTGTGAGTAATTGATCATCTGCCATTGCCTCGTGGCCTGTTGCTATTTGCGTTAGTGCGTCTATGGCTATTTTTGCCTTTTTAGCATTAAGCGAATTTATCACATCCTGGCTTTCAATTAAGTGTGACTTTGGAACGTTAAAATAATTGGCCAAAGCTTCTATTTTATCAATTCTGGGATATGCATTCCCTTTGACCCACTCTGTTAGAGTTGTGTATGAGTAACCTAAATCCGCGCACAACTTATTTCTATCGACTCCTCTAGCATTCATTAATCTTTGCAGGTTTTTAGCTAGAACTTTCTTGTTCCCCAAATCTGTCTTTTTAGTGTTTAGATTTTTCATATTATAGTTCCTCTTAATATTTAAAACTTCATTACTCTCTTGTGTATATTTTACGTCTAAACCGTAAAAAAATCAATAATCTACCTAAATTTTACGATTATTCATGAAAATTCTATTTACATTACGATTTAATCGTAGTACAATATCAAATATAAAGACGAGCTAAAATGAAAGGAAGGAGGTGCAAAATGAAGTATACGCTAAAAATGCTAAGAGTATCTAAAAACTGGACGCAGCATGAAACTGCTAAAAGAATCGGTGTTTCATCGGACACCTGGGGAAACTGGGAACGTAAACGGTCATTTCCCGACGCCCGGTATATCGCAAGGATTCAGGAGGTTTTTGGTGTTTCTTACGACGATATTATTTTTTTATAATTAATTACGATTAAATCGTAGTTATGAGAAGAGATGAGGGCAGTAAATGACAGACATGGAAATTTTGTATAACGCCTATCGTAATAGCGGGTTACAGACCAACGAGGAAATGGAAAATTTACTCGGATGGCCGAACGGTAAGATTAGAACTATGAAAGCCCGGCTAAAGGCAAGAGGATTTATCGATTATGAATTCGGTAAGCCGGTTACGATTTTAAAGCCATATCGAGAAGATGTGGAAAAGCCAGAAAGCTTCAAAGCAGCTATATATCGAGAGATGCTAGAAGTTTACATGGATGATTTCCGTAATCAAGATACTTTTAAAGATCGTTTACAAGTAGGCCAAGAAATCAGAATGATTTTGAAGGCTATATAAAAGGAGACGCGATTATGCGGCAAAAACAATTCACAACAAGAATGTACGGTGAAGCCATACTTGAACGATTAAATGCGTTAGGTATGTCAAAAGCAGATTTAGCTAGGAACGCAGAGATTTCAAGGTCAACATTAAATCGTGCAATTGAAGGGCGTTCAGTCCACATGGGTACAATCGTTGCTATTTGCCACGCTCTCGGGGTTGGGTCCGTCGAGGATACAGACTTTTGGGAGACGGATTATTACAATCCGAAAATTGATGCCGTTTAGGAGGTTAATAAATGATTAGAAAAGTGATTTCGGTCGCTCAAATGTCGACCGTGCTCGGTGTTAGCCTAACAGCTATCCGGGAGGGAATCGCAAGAGACCGATTCCCGTTCGCATATGCCTGGCAGTCGCCGGGTAAGAAATCCCGTAGCTTTGTCATCGATAAAGAGGGGTTTAGGACATTCCTTGTCCATTCTTTAGGCTGGGATGTGAAAGTAGTTGATGCGGAGTTTAAATCCGCAGGAATTCATTAGGAGGAATTAATCATGACATGGATTGACACAGGAATGCATTTAAGCTTAGCTGCAGCTGCAGTAGCATCTATTTTATCAATGATGATGTTATAAAGGAGATCAAATTATGGGCTATATGTTAATTGGCACGTTTTTGGTCGCAGGTTCTATGGGGGCCTTGGAAGTAGACCAAATCGGTTGGGAACGGTTTATATTGCAATCGTTAATCGGACTGGTTATATCCCTATACGGCTTTTACAAAGATAAAGCCGAAATGGATGCTGAGGAGCAGGAAGATGTCGTGTACATTCCTAAGGTAAGGAAATGTGGCAAATACTGCCGCAATCCATATTACAACTAAAAGGAGACAGAAGATGACAAAATGTTATGTCAGTAGACAAAAGGTAAGGGACTTCGTATCTCGTGTCAGTTGTGACAAAACCGATGTAATTGAAAATGAATGCGAAGCTCTATTAGCTAAAGAAATTAAATCGCTAGATGCTTTTAAGCGTTTAGAAGAAGCTCTATCCGAAGCACGGAAAGCAGCTAGAGAAATTAAGCAAGCGGGATTTGGCGATAGCGTTTTGGCTAGTGTGCCGCCTTCGGACTTCTTAATAGATCGTATGATTAGTCAAGGGAAGATGTTCTATCATAATCCGACAAGATCCTGGGCGGCTATTTGTGAACTCTTAAAGCCGTTCGTGGAACGACTAATCGAAGTACGCAACGCCGAGCAAAATGCCTACATAATTATTGATGAGGCGCAAACAGGTCGAGCTGCTGCAGATGCGTTAAAAGAAGCAGGCCTAGATTATTACACATGGGAAGCTAGAAAGCCTGAGAGGGTGCTTGATTTAAGTGCTTTGAAAGGTGGTGATTAAATTGCGAGACTGTAACAAATGCCCAAAGAAAGATTATTGCATTCCTGATGAATGCGAGGATTTGGGCATGAAAAATGAGCCTGATGATGCGGCAACATCAACAAGCTCAAATTAGAAATATATCCACTTAAAGTATACCACAGAAAGGACATCTTATGGAATTCTTATTAGTTACTTACGATACCAGTGATCATTACTGGCAAAATAATACACCTGTGCATAACCCAGATGAATTTTGGTTTAGATATTACGAATCCGATACAAATGTTCCAATCGACAACATTGGTGTCGGTGATTGGGTTGTTGTTAAATCAAGAAATGGACTAGGTCTTGCACGCGTTTTGAAAAAAGCAAAAGACCTTGATACTGTTCGGATGCAAGGTTTCAAAGGAAATGTAGTCAAACAGGTCGTTGCGATTATCGATATTTCTAAATGCGATAAACGTGAAAGCGATCGAGCTAAGTTGGATGACATTGAAAAGAAACTTGAGCAAAAGGCTAAGAACGCTGAGCGCTTGACTATGTATCGATTACTTGCAAAAGATAATCCGGAATTCTCAGCGTTACTTACTGAGTATGAATCTGTAAAGGCGTCTGTCGATGAATTATAACGCTTTCATCAACTCCAAGTCTAAAATGTCGGAATCTCACGGATTTGATATCGATACAGGTATGCTAAACAAACATCTGTTTGACTTTCAACAAGATATCGTTAAATGGGCCTTGGCAAAAGGTAAAGCTGCCATATTCGCGGATTGTGGATTAGGTAAAACTTTAATGCAGCTGTCCTGGGCGTATGAGATTTATCTACATACAGGTGGATCCGTACTCATATTAGCACCATTAGCGGTGGCCGCTCAAACGCAGTCTGAGGGTGAACGTTTCGATATTCCTGTGACTATATGCGAATCCGATGATGACATTGTGCCAGGCGTTAATATTACGAATTACGAGAAACTAGGACGCTTCAACACCGACAATCTAATAGGTGTCGTGTTGGATGAATCAAGTATCCTAAAATCATTCACTGGTAAAGTACGTACGGATTTGATTAATCGATTCAGTAATACGCCATATCGGTTAGCGTGTACGGCAACACCCGCACCGAATGACTATATGGAGCTTGGCAATCATGCAGAGTTCCTCGGCATCATGAGCCGTAATGAGATGCTATCTATGTATTTCACGCATGATGGTAGTGATACCGCTAAATGGCGATTAAAAGGTCATGCAGAAAATACTTTTTGGAAATGGATGGCATCATGGGCAGTTGTGCTAGATAACCCTGCATCTCTAGGATATGACGATGATGGCTATGAATTGCCTGAGCTACACGTACATGAAATTGTTGTTGATAAAACAGATGAGGATGTCCCTACTTTATCGCTACTGGAACGCCGCAGAGCCCGCAAAGCATCTCTTGAATCAAGATGTAGAGCAGCAGCTGATTTAGTCAATGCATCTAATGAGCAATGGCTAGTGTGGTGTGACCTTAACGATGAATCGACCACTCTAAAAGAAATGATTGATCTAGCAGAGGATGTCAAAGGTAGTGATAAGGCAACTCGAAAGCAAGGCATGATGTTAGGTTTTGGCTCTGGATTCCTAAAATGCTTGGTGACAAAACCAAGTATCGCTGGATTCGGAATGAACTGGCAAAACTGCCACAATATGATATTTGTTGGGCTATCTGATAGCTACGAGCAGTATTATCAAGCACTTCGCCGATGCTGGCGATTTGGTCAGAAGCGTGAGGTGAACGCCTATATCGTAATTTCCGAAAAGGAGGGCGCGGTTAAGGCGAACATCGAACGTAAGGAAGCGGATGCTATAAAAATGAGGGACGCTATGATTGCGTTAACCCGTGACGCTGTTCGTACCGAATTATCTAAAACTAGACGAGAATCAACGGAATACAATCCGTGTGTGCCGATGGTGTTACCTAACTGGGCAGAAATGAGGGCTGTTATATGACTAAAATTTACGTAAGCCATCCATTCGGTGGATTGGTTAAGAATAAAAAAAATGCTGACTCTGTATTAAAGTGGCTGCAGGACGATATGGGTGTATTTCCAATAAAGGAACCTTTTGGCAGCGATATGCATAACATATTCCTATCACCTATTCATATATTGGGGCATCTGTACGATAAGGTCGATTATGATACTGGCATAAGCTGGTGCATTGACCTTCTAAGTGGTTGTGATGCCATCATAATGTGCAACGGCTGGGAGAATTCAACCGGGTGCAATTTAGAGCTAGCTTATGCTAAAGATCATAACATAAGAGTCATCCACATCAATGAATTAAAAGCAGCTAAATCAATTAGATTAGCCGTTGATGCTGGCATGAATAAAGGAGTAGCCGCCTTTTTTGGATTTGCAATGCTGCATGCGCTAAATAAGAAAGCAAAGGAGGACCTACAACGTGAACGTGCTAAATCAGTTAATTGAGTCCCGATTTGCAATTTATAACGGCGACTCAGTAGAAGTGCTAAAAGGGCTACCTGATGATAGCGTTCATTACTCCATATTTAGCCCTCCATTTAGTAGCTTGTATGTTTACTCTAATTCTGATAGGGATATGGGCAACTCATCTACTGATAGCGAGTTTTGGCAGCACTTCAAGTATTTAATTACTGAATTACATCGTGTAATAATGCCTGGGCGATTAGTATCAGTTCATTGTATGGATTTACCACTCACGAAATCCAGGGACGGTGTTATCGGAATGAAAGACTTTCCTGGTGACATTATTCGAGCCTTTCAGGATGCTGGATTCGTGATGCATTCTCGTGTCACGATTTGGAAAGACCCTCTCATTGAGGCTACTAGGACAAAAGCACTAGGGCTTTTACATAAGCAAATCGTAAAAGATTCTGCCATGTGTAGAATGGGGGCGCCTGATTACATCGTGGCGTTGTGTAAACCTGGTGACAATCCAGAACCTATTGCACACCCGGAAGGGTTTACCCAGTTTTTCGGTCAAGAGGAACCTGAGGGAATCAAAGGAATTGAAAGACCTGCGCCCGATCCAGATTTGTTTGATAAAAAGCAAAAATACAATACGGAGCCTATGTATAGCCATCAAGTATGGCGCCGATATGCTAATCCCGTATGGGCCGATATCCGCCAAACGCATACGCTAAATTATAAAGCAGCTCGTGACAATAAGGACGAACGTCATATTTGCCCGCTGCAGCTAGATACTGTGGCTCGATGCATAGAATTGTGGAGTAATCCAAATGATATTGTACTTGATCCATTTGCTGGTATTGGTACGGTCCCAGTTATGGCACTTCGTATGGGTCGTAGGGCTTTAGGCTTTGAATTAAAAGAATCATATTACAACCAATCAATTATTAATATTCAGGAGGATTTAAACAATGATTAAAGTTGAAGTTCAAGGAGTTAATGTACTAGATGTATATAATCAGCTAAAAGCTGTGCTATCTCAATTTAGAAGCTTTGTAGATAACGATAGAGCTATGGATGATAAAGCCCCTGGTATAGTCGACACAGTAGTATCTGCAGTAGCGACACCTTCCGTGAACGTATCTAATCTTACACCGCAAGCTACAAATCAAGGTGTACCTACTACAACAGTAGCTGTGCAACCAAACTCCATATCCATGACGGCACCTAATGCAGCTGTACAAGTTACTCCTACTCAAGTAGCCATTACCGCACCAGCTGTCAACGTGGCCACTGATACACCGGTACAAACTGCTGCCGCACCTGTACAAACAACTGTTACCGCTCCTGTATCTCAGGAAGTTAAGAAATATACATTGCCTGAAATTCAAGCGGCGCTTGCACCATTACTTGACGCAGGAAAAGCTGTAGAATTGCAACAATTAATGGCACAATTCGGTGTTCAATACTTGGGTGAAGTACCTGAGGACAGATACCCCGAATTAGTAAATGCGATTAGAGGATTGGGGGCAAGAATCTAATGGCACCTCGATCACATGCATTATTAAACGCATCGGGGTCACACCGGTGGCTGCATTGTACAGCCGCCCCTCTTCTAGAGGAGAACTTTCCCGATAGCACATCTGTATATGCAAAGGAAGGAACCCTGGCACACGAACTGTGTGAGTTAAAACTACAGAAGTATACCACGGCCATGGCGAAATCCACATATACTCGCAAGTTCAACAAAATCAAAAAGGATGAGTTGTGGCAACCAGAAATGGACGATACCTCGGAAACATACCTTGAATATGTCAAAGGTGTTATGTTAGGTTGCACGGCAACTCCAGTAGTAGCCATTGAAAAACGCGTTGATTTTAGCCGTTATGTACCCGATGGATTCGGCACGGCTGACTGTATTATTCTATCCGGCGACACCTTGCACATCGTTGATTATAAGCACGGAAAAGGGGTAGTCGTTGATGCGGAACATAATCCGCAAATGATGTTATATGCTCTTGGTGCGATTGATGCGTATAGATTACTCTATATGTTCAATACGGTCAAAATGACTATCGTGCAGCCCCGTGTTAATAATATCAGCGAATGGGAAATCCCTACGGCAGAACTACTGGAGTGGGGTAATACATTCGTCAAACCTCGTGCAGATGAGGCTATGTCTGGCAATGGTAAATTTGAACCCGGCGACTGGTGCAGATTCTGCAGGGCGAAACAACAGTGCAAAGCCCGATATGAGGCAAATGACTCATTGCACAGTGCGCTAGTTGCTAATCATGATCCTCGACTTATCTCGATGACAGAACTCGGCGAATATCTTCGTCGAGGTAAAGACGTCGCTGCTTGGCTCGAAGACATGAAAGACTACGCACTCACTGAATCCCTTAACGGAGTGACAGTCCCTGGCTGGAAAGCTGTAGAGGGTCGTGGTAGTCGGGCATTTCAAGACACCGATGCTGCTATTGACACTTTAATCAAAGCAGGTATCGATGAAAGCATTCTATATGAACGCAAGACATTAACATTGGCACAGATGGAAAAGACCATCGGTAAAACCCAATTTAATGATATGGTAGGCGACATGATAGTTAAGAAAGCAGGCAAGCCTACCCTAGTTGAGGAATCCGATAAGCGCCCTCGGATTACCAATCAACCTACTGCGGCGCAAATTTTTAATGTATCTAATGATAATAATGGAGGTAATTAATTATGTCATTCGTTCCACAACCAACTGAAGTATTATTGCAAAATGTTCGCGTATCCTACTGCCATCTATTAGAACCTTGGGCTAATTCCACACAGCCTGGTGCTAAACCTAGATATTCAGCTACTATTCTATTACCTAAAACTGATGTAGCTCAACATCAAGCACTTATGAATGCTATTGAGGCTGCTATCCAATCAGCCCGTACTAAATTCGGCGCACGTGTTCCAGCACAGCCAAAAGTGCCAATTCATGACGGCGATGGGTATACACAATATGGTAAGGAGTTTGGTCCTGAATGTAAAGGTCATTGGGTGTTTACAGCAGCACAAGATGCTAATTATAAAGTTGAAGTAGTAGATCTTCAAGGTAACCCTCTTACAAATCCTACACAAGTATACTCCGGCATGTATGTCAATGTGCTCGTTCGATTCTTCTTCTATTCTAATCAATCCACTGGTATCGGATGCGGTTTAGGTCCTGTTCAAAAGGTACGCGATGGTGAAGCATTGGGTAGCATGCCTGTTGCAGCATCCTCTGTATTTGGTGCACCTCAAGGTAGCGCAGCTAATGTGTATACCGGTGCTCCAGTAGCAGCAGGTCAACCTGTGCAACAACAAGCAGCTCAACAGGGTTATGTACAACCGGCATATGCTACGACACCTCAGCAATCTGTACAACAGGCTCCTGTAGGGATTAACCCTGTAACTGGTCAACCTTACTAATAGGTGCCTGATATGAGGCATCTAAGTATTGATATAGAAACATATTCATCGACTGATATCTCATTCGGAGTGTACAAATATACTGAATCGCCTGATTTCGCCATATTACTATTTGCGTATTCCTACGACTTTGGTCCTGTTGAAGTTGTAGATTTAGCGCAGGGAGGAGTAATTCCTGACAGTGTAATTCGTGATTTATTAAGCCCAGATGTAATCAAGCACGCTTACAATGCACAATTTGAAATTACGTGTCTAAATCGTGCAGGGTTACTCACATCTGTTGATCAGTGGCAGTGCACGATGATTCACGGTGCCTACCTAGGATATCCTATGGGCCTAGCCTTATTAGGCAAGGCCCTGGGGCTACCCCAGGATAAGAAAAAGGACACATCGGGGAAAGCACTTATCAAGTACTTTTGTACACCATGTAAGCCTACCAAGCGTAATGGGGGACGTACCCGTAATCTACCTAGACACGATATGGATAAATGGAATGCTTTTATCGAGTACAACCGCCAGGACGTTATCACTGAGATGGAATGTTATCACAGATTAGCCTCATTCCCCGTACCTGATGATACGTGGAAAGATTGGTATCTTGATATCCAAATCAATAGTAGAGGGGTGCGCATTGACCATGAATTGGTTGAGGGTGCATTATACATTGATGAGGAAAATCGAGAAATGTTGATGAATGAGGCTTACCAAATCACGGGGCTTAGCAACCCTAACAGCCGGGATCAATTACTTGATTGGCTAAACAATAATACTAATGTCAGTCTTGAAAAGTTAACTAAGGACACTGTGACTGATGCTCTGATGGATGCTGATGACGTTGCAGCAAAAGTGCTTACGATTCGTAAAAAGCTAGCCAAGTCATCTGTATCTAAATATACGATGACTGATAGCGCTATGGGCGCTGATCTTCGTCTTAGAGGAACGTTACAATTCTATGGCGCCAACCGGACTGGACGCTGGGCGGGTCGTCTTATCCAGGTGCAGAACCTACCGAGAAATTACATCGAAAACCTCGACACGGCTCGGCATCTCGTTAAGACCAAAAACCGTCAAGGATTAGAACTTCTATACGGCGATGTATCGGATACGCTATCTCAATTAATTCGTACCTCAATTATTGCTGAAAAGGACAATACATTATGTGTGGCAGACTTCTCGGCTATTGAGGCTCGTGTTATCGCCTGGTTATCAGGAGAACATTGGCGTCAACGTGTATTCGCTGAGGGCGGAGACATATACTGTGCTTCCGCATCATCGATGTTTGGTGTTCCCGTTGTTAAGCATGGCGAGAATGGTCACCTTAGACAAAAAGGTAAAGTCGCTGAATTGGCACTCGGCTATCAAGGCGGAGTGAATGCATTAAAAGCTATGGGAGCTCTTGATATGGGACTCCATGAGGAGGAATTACCTGAAATCGTAAATTTATGGCGCAACGCATCGCCTAGAATACGAGATTTGTGGTATGCCATTGAGAATGCGGCCGTGTACACCGTTACTACCGGGAATCCTATAGGCCTTGACCACGGCATTATGTTCCGTTTGGAAATTGATCCAATATACGGTTACCGTTATATGACGATTGAACTACCTAGCGGACGTAAACTATTTTATCCTAGCCCAAGCATTAAGCAGAATGCATTCGGTAAGGATGCTGTGCATTTTAAGACTAAGGTGAAAGCTGCATGGGCTACGGAAGGCACCTATGGAGGTAAATTAGTCGAAAACATCACACAAGCAGTCGCTCGTGATTGCTTAGCTTTGACTCTGCGCCGATTGGCGGATGTAGGATATCAAATTATTATGCACATTCACGATGAAGCTGTACTTGAAGTCAACAAGGAGAATGCAGAATCTACATTGGATGATGTCAATGCTATATTCTCAATCACCATACCTTGGGCAGACGGGCTGCTATTATCATCCGCAGGATTTACTAACGACTATTATATGAAAGATTAGGAGGGGATACACTTGCAAAACGATAAACTGATTACCATCAGTATCGGTGCGAGTCGCACATCAAAGCAATGGACCCGTACGGAGATGTTGTGGTCCGAGTTTTGTGAACGCCTCAAAATCCCCGTTCGTACAACAGAAACCGTGGACGAATACCACAGATTGCCAAAATCTGAGAAAAGCAAGTTAAAGGACATAGGCGGCTTTGTTGGTGGTACTTTAAACGGTCTACAGCGTAAAGCTATCAACGTGTCTGGGCGTGATCTAATTACCCTTGATATGGATGCCATATCGCCTGGGGAAACTGAGAACGTCGCTCGCACGATTGACAGCCTAGGCATGGCTTATGTCATCTACTCAACCCGTTCTCATACGGTGCATCGTCCGCGGTTACGTGTTATCGTCCCTACTGATAGAACGATGACACCTGATGAGTATGAGCCTATCGCTCGTAAGCTGGCGGAGCTCATTGGCATCGGTATGATGGACGGAACTACGTTCGAGGCCTCTCGACTTATGTATTGGCCATCATGTCCGAATGATGCACAGTATGTATATTACGTAGGCGATAAGGCATTCTTATCTGCTGACGGTATGCTCAACCAATATACTGATTGGCGAGATGTGCGTTCTTGGCCACAAGTACCAGGTAAGGAAGCATCGCAGCATGAAAAGCAGCTACTTGCAAAGCAAGCTGATCCGAGAGAAAAACCAGGTATCGTAGGTGCCTTTTGTCGAATATATGGTATTCGTGAGGCGATTGATAAATTCATACCTCATGCGTATGTCGATGTTGATGGCAGCGAGGACCGCTTAACGTTCGTTACCGGCTCAACGGTAGCCGGGGCAGTTATCTATGATGACGATACATTCCTGTTCAGTCACCATAATACTGACCCGTGTAGCGGTCAATTGGTTAATGCCTTTGACCTTATCCGGCTACATAAGTTCCACAGCTTAGACGAGACCGCTAAGGATGGGACACCTGGGCACAAACTCCCATCTTATATGGCTATGTCTAAACTAGCTATGCAAGATACGGTAGTCGTTAACGAACTCAACATGGCCCGTGCCCGAGAATCGGCATCAAATGTATTTGCTGATATTATCACGGACGTATCGGCTCACGCTGAGACATCCGACCTCGACCCTAATGCGTTAACGAACGTCGACTGGATGAAAAGTTCGACTTTAAAGTACGACGAGAATGGTCGACCTAAGAACACACTAGATAACATGCTTAAAATCATGCACCATGATCCGGCGCTTGTCGGTAGACTTGCCTATGATAGATTTGGTTCGAGATACGTGGCAAAAGGGGCCCTACCATGGAACCCAACACCAGGACTTCGCATATGGACAGACGCAGATGATGCGGGCTTACGGTGGTACCTAGAAAATAAATATGATATCACCGGTAAAGATAAAATCATGGATGCCCTCATTATGTGCGCTGAGCAAAATGGATTTAATGAAGTACTAGATTACCTTAACGGGTTATCCTGGGACGGCATTGCCCGATTAGATACCATATTCATCGACTACTTAGGGGCTGAGGATAATGTGTATACCCGTGCAGCCGCTAGAAAGTCATTTACGGCGGCAGTAGCGCGAGCGTTTGAGCCTGGATGCAAGTATGACACGATGCCAATTCTTATCGGCGGTCAGGGTATTGGTAAAAGTACTCTTATCCGCACGATGGGCAAGAAGTGGTACGCTGATGGCTTAAATACCTTTGAGGGTAAAGAAGCTGCAGAAGGCATTCAAGGTAAATGGATTATAGAAGCTGGTGAAATGGCGGGGTATTCGAGGGCTGAAGAAAATGCATCCAAGCAATTCCTAAGCCGTCAAGTAGATGTATTTCGTCAAGCCTATGGCCGACGTACGCAAGAATATCCACGGCAGTGTGTGTTCTTTGGCAGTACGAATCAATATGAATTTCTAAAAGATATTACAGGCAATCGCCGATTTTGGCCAATTGATCTTGAAATGACGACTCCACGAAAGAATATATTCGTTAATCTTCCTGGGGAAGTAGACCAGTTATGGGCGGAGGCCTTGTATCGGTATAAAAGCGGGGAAAGCCTCATTATCGAGGATGACCCGAACGTACTAAAATTGGCTGATGCGGCTAGAGAGGCGCACATGGAATCAAATACCAAAGCAGGACTGATTAATGAGTTTTTATTAATCAAAGTACCGTTAAATTGGAATGTGATGAGTCGTAGCGCCAGGAGGACGTATCTTAGCATGAATGCTAAACCTGCCGAGGGTCAAGAGTTAGTGTATCGTGACCGTATTTGTGCGGCAGAGGTATGGTGGGAATGTTTTGGTAACGACCCAAGTCGCATGAAGAAGATCGAGACCAGGGAAATTAATCAAATACTGGCGGACTCCCCGTATACAATGGGCGGAAGTCAGTTAATGAGATTTGGCGAATATGGACATCAAAGAGGGTTCAGAATCAATGAGTCAAAACTGAAATTATAGTGTTAACATTCTCAATTAAGCGTTAACATTCTCAGTATTTTTGTTAACATTAGAATGTTAACGAATTCGGAGAATGTTAACGTACTATGTTAACGCATAAAGTCAGTATTTATCTATATTCATATAGGTTGGTTAACAATGTTAACATTATATACTGGTAATTATCAAAACAAAGAGTTTTAAGAAAAAATACGCCCTTTACAGCCTTAATTTGAACCCTCATATACGCGTATGTAAACATGTTAACGTTTAAGAATTTCAGAGGTGAGAAATGCTAGAAAAAGATATCGAGAGAAAATTAGTTGCAGGCGTCAAACGTTCGGGAGGTAAAGCGTATAAGTTTGTATCCCCTGGTAATGTCGGTGTGCCTGATCGAATCGTCATATGGCCAAATGGTGTTATTCATTTCGTAGAGTTGAAGACGTCCAAAGGCGTACTTTCGCGGTTGCAGGGTGTCCAAGCCCGTGAACTTCAAAAGCTAAATCAAAAAGTATTTGTGTTAAAAGGTGCAGATGCGGTGACTGGTTATCTGGAACAATTCACAGAAGAATTCGGGGTGAAATCGTAATGCAGTTTAATCCGCATGCGTATCAACGATATTGTATCGACAAGACCGTTAATCAAGATAAGATAGGGTTATTCCTGGATATGGGTTTAGGGAAAACGATTATCACGTTATCAGCCATATACGAATTGAAGTACTCTAGATTTGCCATCCGTAAAGTGCTAATTATAGCGCCTAAGAAAGTAGCGGAGGCTACATGGCAACGAGAAGCGCGAAAATGGGACGGTGTAGGTATATTAAGGATATCAACTGTATTAGGTAGTCTGACAAAGCGTATTAAGGCGTTAAACACACCTGCTGACATCTACATCATCAATCGAGAGAATGTAACGTGGTTAGTTGACTACTACAAGAATGCATGGCCGTTTGACATGGTAGTTGTGGATGAATCTAGTTCCTTTAAAAACCACACAGCTAAGCGTTTTAAGTCATTAGCCTATATGCATAACCATATCAAGCGCATGGTGTTGTTAACAGGTACGCCAGCCCCTAACGGATTAATCGACCTATGGGCGCAAGTGTATTTATTAGACCGAGGTGAGTCGTTAGGAAAAACGTACACAGGATTTAGAGATTACTATTTCGAGCCCGATCAGAGGTCACGCGAAATGGTGTACTCCTATAAACCTAAATCCGATTCAAATGACAGTATCATGGCGGCAATATCTGGGTTATGTATATCCATGAAAGCCAGTGACTATTTGGAGCTACCTCCAGTAATCAACGATATTAAATATGTGCAGTTAGATTCAAAAGCTAAAAAGGCATACGAAGATATGGAGCGCACATCTGTATTAGAGTTGATTGAAGCCGGCGAAGATATCACAGCTTTGAGTGCAGCAGCATTATCCACAAAGCTACAACAGTTAGCGAACGGTGCTGTATATGATGGCGACAGAAACGTTCACGAGATACACGGCTGTAAGATTGAGGCTTTTATGGAACTTGTAGAACAGTTAAACGGAAAGCCTGCATTAGTGTTTTACAACTTTAAACATGACTGTGAACGGTTAAAAGCAGCATTAGCTAAGACTAAATTACGAGTCTGTGAGTTAAAGGGTGCCGATGATGAGATAGCGTGGAATGCTGGAGAGATTGATATTCTATTAGCACATCCGGCTAGTACGGCATACGGGCTTAACTTACAGGACGGCGGCAACCACGTAATATGGTTCGGGTTAAACTGGAGTCTTGAGTTATATCAACAAGCTAATAAGCGGTTACATCGCCAAGGTCAAATGGAGAAGGTAATTATCCATCATCTAATATGTGAGGGAACTCGTGATGAGGATATGATGGATGCGCTAGCCCAAAAAGACCGAGCACAGGAATATGTGCTGCAAAGTCTAAAAGCAAGAATCGATAAATACAGAAAGGATGATTAATATGGATCAATTTATAATGGCAGGATTAATCGGGGCCATCGTGGTAATAGTGAGTTACACGACTATTCAAGTTATAGATATCACTGATAAATATCTTGATAATCGAAAATACATGGCTGCATTGAGGCTGACCCCAGGTAGATTGTATGAGAGACCCAATAATCCCCCTCCGCCACCTATTAAGTTATCAGCTAATGAAACTTTAAAACGTTTGGCAACTAACGAAAATCTAAAACGTTTACAGAAGGTATCGAATCAATCAGGATTAACAATAGCGAAAGTTATAGCAGATAAATCCCCTAATCGCATAATTAGTCAATGCGATGATATAAACCACCCAAGCCATTATACACAAGGAGATATCGAGGTTATCGATTACATCGAAGACAAGAAACTTGGGTATCGATTGGGTAATGTAGTGAAGTATGTATCCCGAGCTGGTCATAAGGACGATGCTATTAAGGATTTGAAAAAAGCCCGTTGGTATCTAAATCGGGAAATTGCAAAGAGGGAAGAGTATGACAAAAGTCGAGCGACTACTAATTAACAAAGGGCACTATCTAGATGACACGTATCATCTTGTCAAGGATATAGTTAAGGTTGTAGATAATCTCAAGGATAATGTTGCCGAGAGATTAGATGATGATCTGAGTGATGATGCGTACGCCATGTGCGAAGAGATGTTTACTGCTGTCGAACAATGCAAAGCGGATATGGTAGAAGCCATCGAGGATATTGTCGAACGTATGGAGGTAAAGGATGCAGAAGCGTAGAAGCAGGGCAAATGTGATTGTAGGTGCCATACAGTCAGATTTAAGTCTTGCCATCATACGAGCCCGTAATAGACAACTGAGATCACCTATGCTAGATGATAGAATTCGTGAAAGCGGATATATTGACGGATTACTACGAGCACAGATGATTATCAGTAAATATGGAGATTATCGCGTATGATGGCTAAAGAAGAACTACAAGCTGTCCGCCATACTGAGCAGCGAATGCGTGCGTTAGAGATTCAGCTAAGTGCGATTAACCGAGATTTACATTCAGAAGCTATACAGATATGTGAATCGGGAGATGCTATGCCACGAATCAGTAAGCACTTACAAGAATGTAGGGAGGAGCTGAACAGAGAATGGGATGAATTGATTGATTCTCGAAACAAGGTCAAGCAAGTCATCAACCAAATAACTGACGGACAATACAGGGATGTACTGAATCTCAGATACATTAATGCATTGCCATGGGAGCAGATAGCTGTTGAACTAGGGTATTCGTGGCGACAAGTTCACAGACTTCACAAGAAAGCAATAGCTGAATTTGAAAAGATGGCATAGAATGGCACACTCCTAATTTAATATAATGTAAATGTAGTAGATAGCAGGCAGTGTCTGGCCCGCACAATATGTCTGCCTGCTGCACTGCCCCGGGGTAGACCTTACTTAGTTGAGGTCTACCCTTTTTCTTATTGAGTATCAATGATAATTCCTAATTGAGAAAACAAAAATTTGGAAAAGGTACTCCGCGGGCGAAAAATGGCCGCTGGTCGCCCCCGCGCGATGGGCCTCTCTCTGTGAGAAAAATTTTCCTGTTGAATGTAGAAAGACGAATTTAGAAAGGAGTACACCTATGGCGGACACAAAACCAAGAGTGAAATTTGATGTTGCAGGCAATCTGCTCGTATCCAGCACTCAACTATGTGACCTCTTGCGGGTCACTCCGGAAATTATTTCTCGACATCATAAAGCAGGGATGCCTAAAGCATCTGTAGGTTGGTGGAATCTCCGGGAAGTCCTCGTATATTTAGGGCAGGCAAAAGGCGATAACGCTAAAAGCAAATCCGCATCAACTCGTAAGTTAGAAGCCGAAGCAGATTATAAAGAAGCAAAGGCTGCAAGAGAAAAGAAAATGCTAGATGTGCTTAATGGCGAATATGTCCCTCGTGCCGATGTGGCACAGGCATGGGCTAACCGAGTATTGGAGATGAAGACATCGTTTACAAAATTAGGTAAGCGTATCGGAAGTGAGTTCACGGATCCTGAAGAACGTGCTCGTGTAGAAAAGGTGGTGAATGGCCTTGTCGAAGAATACCTCGAAAGCTACGCACGCGAAGGCGAGTACACGCCGAAAGTCAAAGCCACGGGAAAAGGCAAGCCCAAAGGTTGACTGGTTCCCTGAGGAATTAGAGGCATTCAAGCCACCTGAAAGATACACCGTTTCAGAATGGGCAGATAAGTACAGGGTACTGACTAATATATCTGCCGAACCTGGGCGCTGGCGTACAGCACGAACACCTTATCTCAAGGAGCCTATGGACAAATTCACAGACCCTCTCATTGAAAGCATCTCGTTATGTTTCGGAGCGCAGATTGGTAAGACGGAAGCCGAGCTCAATATGATTGGATATGCGCTACACCAAACAGCATCACCAGTCATGATGGTTTATCCTACAGATACAATCGCGAAATTCGCTAGCGATAAACGTGTGCAGCCAATGATTAGAAGCGTGGAACCATTGGCAGATATGTATGACGAAGGCAGTAAGCTGCTGGAGTTAGACTTCGTTAATGGGAACTACATGGTGCTCGTAGGGGCGAACTCACCAAGCAGCTTATCGAGTCGGTCAATTAAGTACTTGTTTTTCGATGAAATTGATAAGTATCCAGCTTTCTCCGGTAAGGAAGCGAATCCGATTAAGTTGGCTGAGGAACGTACTAAGACATTCGTTGATAAGAAAATTGTAAGAGTGTCAACTCCTACGATTGAGAGTGGCAATATTTGGCAGTCATATATGGACGCAAATGAACGTAAGCAGTATTACGTACCATGTCCGCATTGCGGGGTGTCGCAGACCCTCAAATTCAAACAGATAAAATGGCCGGAGGAACACCATGGCAATGCGGATATGATACGTGATACCGCATATTATGAGTGCGAACATTGTAAGCAACGTATTGATGATAAGCACAAGATGGATATGCTCCGGCAAGGTGAATGGCGTGCGGTGAATGAATCACAAGTCCGAGTTGTCCGGTCGGTTGCCTATCATATGTCATCCCTTTACTCTCCATGGGTTACCTTTGGCGATGTGGCATATGAGTTTGTTAAATCAAAGGATAAGCCAAGTGAGTTGATGAATTTTATCAACTCTGGATTAGCGGAGCCGTGGAAATCTGCGAAAACTAAAAGCACGCAGAACCTCGTGTTTACGCAATCGGAAGTTCCTCGTGGTGTTGTGCCTCAGCACGCACCATTACTCATTGCATCTGTTGACGTACAGCAGGATCATTTCTGGTGGGAAGTTAGAGCCTACGCTCATGGTGTATCAAGTTATTTAGTTGATTATGGCCAAGCAAGTAGTTGGGCAGACTTAACCGAGATACTCATTGATAGAGAATATCCATCAGAGTATGGCGAAGCCCGTAAGATTATAAGGGCTGGTATCGATAGTGGCTACCGAGCAGACGATGTATATCAGTACTGTGCGCAGTACCCAGAAGTATGTGTGCCAGTTAAAGGTGATTCGTCGCACAGTCCTCTAGCACCACCGTATAAGATGAGTAGTATCGAAAAGGGCGTCATCGGAGGTATGAAGCTGTACGTAGTAAATACAGATTACTGGAAAGATTTTATATTTGCGCGCATGATACGGCCGGCCAATGAGCCTGGCACAATTCATTTATTTAAAGATTGCCCTGAGGAATATTCGGAGCACCTCCGGTCGGAGGAAAAGCAAGAAATCCGAAATGTGAAGACCGGGGCAGTTACAGTGCAATGGAAACCGCTAACCAGTCATCCAACGAATCACTTGTTGGATACTTGTGTATACAACGCCATGGTGGCGGACTCGGTAGGTGTTAAATACTTACCTGAATATGACCCGGATACTGATGATGAGGAAGATGATACGGATGATGAAGACTTTAATGCAGATAGCAGAGGTTGGTTTAGTTAAGAAGGAGGTGAGACCATGAGCGCAAGAGAAGACTTGGAGCGTATACGAACGATAATCGAGGAAATCGAGACGAATGGATACGCCGAGATGTCTGTAGGCGGTAAGCGTTTTAAGACACATGACCTGCCGACATTATACGCCCGTGAGCGTGAGTTAATGGCTCGCGTTGATGATGAGGAAGGTAATAGCACGACATCTTACGTGTCATGGGAGCGACGATGAACATACTCGATAAGGTAATAGCATATTTCAATCCAGAACGAGCTGCCCGTAGAGCGTATTTCCGTAGTTCGCTTGAACGTGGATATGATGCGGCGTCAACAGACCGATTGAGTGGCGACTGGATGCCAGTATTTGGTACAGCTGAACAAGTAGCATCAGGCCAACGTGATTTGATCCGAGGTCGTGCACGTGCAGCAGAACTTAATAGTGACCTTGCTGAAAGTGTTGTATTGGCATTACTACGGAATGTAGTAGGTACCGGAATAAAGCCACAGTGCAAAATCAAGACCAAAGCAGGAAAGCTAAATGAAAGACTCAACAAGAAAATTGAGGAGGCTTGGTCAGATTGGGTGGATAAGGAGAATGCGGATATCCGAGGGATATCTACGTTTTATGAGTTGCAAGAAATGGCTCTGCGCCGAATGGTCTATGACGGGGAAATCCTAGTTAATATGACCTCCGAAGGCGCAGATATACCACTATCATTACAGCTTATCGAGGGCGAGAATATCGGAGCCGTATCGGTAAGCGAGAATGGCAATAGTATTGTTAATGGCGTGGAAGTTAATAAATATGGAAGACCGATAGCGTATCACGTATTCCAAACAGACCCGTTAGGAATACGGTCATTTAATGAGGCACGATTACCAAGTAATAGGGCTTTCCTGTTACATAAGCCTCGTAGACCTAGTGAATTGCGCGGGGTTAGTATGTTAGCTCTCGTATTAAAGCGTATTCACGACGTAGATGAATATATGGATGCTGACCTTATAGCGGCTCGTGTAGCCGCATGTTTCGGCGCGTTCGTAACAAGTAATACTGGGGGTAACCCGATGGTTGCGAATAAGATTGATAGTAAAGGCAAGAAAGTTCGTTCAATGGCGCCAGGGATTATCCAACATCTACGTGCAGGTGAATCAATTTCATTTGCGGAACCTAAGCGAAATGCAGGCACCGCATCAGAATACTCAGCGACACAAACAAGACGCATAGCGTCGGGTATGGGTCTAAGCGCGGACATAGTGACGCGCAACATTAGTGGTAACTTCTCCGCAGCTCGACAGAATATGCTGGAGGACCAGCAATCATTCAAGCAGATGCAGCGTTTTATAATCGAGCATTTTTGTATGCCTGTATGGCGGGCTTTCATTGAAGCATGCTACCTAAAGGGAATTATCCCGGCCAATGACTATGCAGCAAACCCAAAACTTTATAAGAAAGTAGCGTGGTTAGCTCCAGGCTGGTCTTGGATTGACCCTGTTAAGGAAGTTAATGCTAACAAGGAAGCTATTAAGGCAGGACTCACAACGCTCGAGGACGTATGCAGTGCATCTGGTAAAGACTGGGAAGAAGTACTTGAACAGCGGAAGCTGGAACAAGACCGCATTAAGGAATTGGGTGTGGCCCTTGATATGAATGGGGACATAACGAATTTAGCGGATGATAACACCACTGATATGAAAGGAGATGATAGCTAGTGGGGAAATTTGCAAAGCAGCTCTTAGGTAAATATGCCCGAGAGGCGCAAATTACAAATATCGAAGCGAACGATGATCGTACCGTCGAATTGTCCTTCTCCTCTGAAGAGCCATATGAAAGATGGTTCGGAACAGAGATATTGTGTCATGACGACGGATGCATTAATCTAGACCGCTTTAATAATGGTTTGGGTACAGTGTTATTCAATCACGACCGTGATGCCGTAGTCGGACACATCGAGAATGTGTGGATTGAAGACAATCGCGGCAAAGCGATCGTTAAATTCGACGAGGACGATGAGTCTGAAAAGATTTATCAAAAAGTGTTAAAAGGCACATTACAAGGTGTGAGTGTCGGATATGACATAAGTCGATATGAGGAATTAATCGATTCCGATTCTAAAAGTTCCAACGGTCGATTTACTGGTCCGGGTTATGTAATCACAGACTGGGAACCGCTGGAAATTAGTATTGTGTCCGTCCCTGCAGATCCAAGTGTAGGGGTAGGCAGAAGTGTAGATGATAATGAGGAGGAACCTATGAAAGGTGATGCAAAAGCAAAAGGCACTGAGCAAAACGTGCCACAAGTAGTACCGGAAGTACCAGAGTCCGGAGTTAAAGGTTTTAATGCAGATGACGCTAAGAAGTTGATTGCGGCAGAACGTGAACGTGTATCTACAATCACAAGTTTGTGCCGTGACTTTGAAGTTGATGGCGTAGATGAATTCATCAAATCCGGCAAATCTGTTGCCGAAGTTCGTGAGGCTGTAATGGACGCGTTACGTGAACGCAATAAACCAGTATCCGTTAAAGTCGGTGAAGCAGATTCTGATAAGTTCCGCATGGCTATGCAGGACGCTTTGATGATGTCTATTGGCATCCCAGTCGCAAATCCTGCACCAGGTGCAGATGAACTTCGTTCTATGTCCTTGATGGAATTAGCACGTGAGTCTATAGCTCGTGAAGGTCTAACTGTTAATTACTCCGATCGATTGGAATTAGCTCGTGAAGCTATCAACTCTACATCCTCTTTCCCAATCGCGTTGTCTAATGTAGCAAATAAGGCCTTGATGCAAGGTTATGAAACTGCACCATCCACATTTGCAACATGGGCTGGAAAAGGCAGTAACCGTGATTTCAAACCAGCAAAACGTATTTTGCTTTCCGAAGCAGCCGAATTGAAACTTGTCCCTGAGGGCGGACAATTCAAGGATTCCCAAATGAGCGAAGCCGGTACGAATGTTAGTGTATTGACATTCGGACGTACGTTCAGCTTAACTCGACAAGCTCTTATTAATGACGATTTGGGTGTATTTAACGATATTTCTTCTAAATTCGGTCGTGCAGCAAAAAATAAAATCAATAACATGGTATATGACCTTTTAAGCGGCAATACTGTGTTAGAAGACGGAAAGGCCTTGTTTAGTGCAGACCGTAAGAACTTGGCAACTGCAGGCTCCGAGTTAAGTGTTGTATCTTTAGCTGCAGGCGTAGCGGCTATGCGTCGCCAAAAACATATTGGTGAAAATCGCAATTTGAATATCTCACCTACATATTTGATTGTTCCACCTGAGCTCGAAGCCTTAGCATATCAAGTAGTTAAATCTGTGGTAGACCCTGCTCGTAGCAATGATACAGTCAATCCATTCAGTGGTCGATTCACTATCGTTGTAGATGCAGCATTAACGGATCCACATGCTTGGTATTTGGCATCCCGTCCTACAGATGTACAAACTATCGAAGTAACGTACTTAAACGGTGTTGAAACACCTCGTTTAGAAACGCAAACAGGCTTCAAGGTTGACGGCATCGAGTACAAAGTAGCAATCGATTGCAACGCAACAGCAATCGACTTCCGCGGCTTGTACAAAAATCCTGGTAAATAATTAGTAATTGATTAGGAGGTAAATAGATATGGCTAAATTCATTCAAGAACTAGACCGCGTCGATTTTAAAAACACAACATCCGAAATGATTGAAGTAGGGGACATCGTTCCTATCGGTAAAATGCACGGTGTGGCAATCACAAACATTGGTCCTAATACAATCGGTGCAGTTAAGGTAACTGGTTGCTTCGAAGTAGCGGCATTAACATCTGATTCTTTTGCGGTAGGTGATACTGTGTATTTTGATAAAGCTCAAAAGAGAGCATCTAAGACGGACGCTAACCCAGTATTAGGCGTGGCTCTTACAGAAAAACGCCCAGGTACCACAATGTTGGAAGTTGCACTTGTGCCTAATGTAGAAAAGTAATGTAAGGGCGGGCATATGCCCGCCTACTCCATAGGAGGTAATGCACTATGAAATTAGAATATAAGCCTAATGCACTGCTTTCTGTATTTGGTGAACGAATTACCTACAAAGGTCAGTCCATAAAAGCTAGTGTGGAAATCGGCGAATATGATGGCAAAGGTTCCGGATTTGTCGATAAAGCATTAGCTGATAAAGCTCAGATTTGGGTGCGTGCTAAGGATGTTCCTGAACCACGATCAAAAGACGAAGTGTATATCAATGGCGAGAAATGGTACGTTGATCACATTTCCAACTTTGACGGCACGATGTATTGTTTGGAAATCATCCATAACGTGAGGGCGGTGAGACCGTGAGTAATGAACCTATTACGATTACAGACACAGCCACACCGTATCTGAATTTCATTGCAGAAACTAAACCCGACTGGATGCGTAAAGCGTTAAAATCCACGGGCTGGATGATGCAAAAAGAAATTAAACAGGGCATCCGGTCGGGTGCACCAGGTGGACGTAGATATCCTAACTTCATGGCGCCGGCGCGACGTGCTGCATTTGAGTCAGCATTTGGTGCTAAACTTCGCAAAGCATACCAAAGTGGCGGACGAGCTGAACGAGAGGCCTGGGGCTCAAAATCGCGAAATGCCTTACTCGATATGGGCATTAGCGCCAGGACAATCGGATACAGTCCTCTAGGTAAGCTATCGAATGCAGTCGGGTATCAATATGACAAAGGCAAGCAATCTGTCCGAGTTGGGTGGTTATCTAATTCGGCTAAACGGTTAGGTGAACGAATCGAAGAAGGGTACACTAAGCAAATTACAGAGCCTATGCGCAAGAAGTTATTTGCTGCAGGCGTACCATTACCTAAGGGAAAATCGATGTTCAAAATTCAGCCACGTCATACTTATGGACCTATGAAAGCAGCGTTACAGCCTAAGCTTAAACCTTATATCGAGGGTAAGATAGGCGACTACGCTATTTATGGTCCGGCTGCACAATCCGCATCTCGACGTAACTACAAGGTAAGGTGATTTGATGCAACAGACAATTCCACTGTCGCGCATCGTTGAACGTTGGGCTGAAGCCCTAGCGAATGATGAAGCGTTGACTAAATTTTGTAATGACAAATACGGAAAGCCGGCGCAACTGTATGTCGGCTACGACGATGTTGATGCACCGCTCGAAGAAGATTGCCCTTGCATCATATTACTACCGAGTAATAAGAACGAAGGGCTTGCTGATACCTACACATACTCGTTAATGATTGTATGGGGTATCGTCCATAAAGGTGCAACTCGCGTTAAGAATATTATTCGATACGACGGAGCGCTAGAATCGGATAACCTGGGGCAGTTAATAATCGAATGCATTTGTAAGGTGAATCCAGCGTTTCCGGTAATCGACATTGATTATGAATTAGACTCAATGAATTGGCGCCCGGTGTTCACCGGACGTTTAACAGCTACTATAGAAATCCCGCATGTAATCGGCGGGAATATTGAATATTAAAGGAGGAAATGCAATATGGCAACAGCAAAACGTGCACAGGGCTCTCAGTCCCATGTGACGATTGCGTTTGAGTCGGACTTTGGTACAACGCCAACCACTGGCGGTGTTATCACTCCGATTATTTCTAGCTCTGTGAAAGCTAGTCAAAATTTAAACGATTCTACCGTAATCCGCGGTGATCGTAATCCCGCAGCGCCATTCCGTGGCAACATCGACACGTCCGGTAGTTTAACCGTACCTGTTGGTGTAATCGACATCGGATACTGGCTAAAGGCTGCCTTCGGGCAACCGACTTCTAATACAACAGGCCAAGCGCCAAATAAGAAGTCGGAACACGTATTTAAAATCGGCAATACAATGCCATCGTTAACTATTGAACAGGGCTATCCAGATGTTAATGTATTCCAACAATTCGCGGGTGTGCGAATCAGTAAATTAGGCTTTAAATTCGGCGGGGATGCCGAATTATCTACATCCATTGATGTGATGGGCTGTAAGGAAACATTAGCCAGTGCTACATTTGATGCTGCAGCTAAGGCTGTAAATTTCTTACCATTCCAAAATCCTAATGCAACCATCAAAGAGGGTGGCGTTACTGTGGCCAATATTTTAAGTTGCGATATCAACTTTGATTTTGGCTTGGATGGAGATTCTTACGCTATCGGCGGTAAAGGCTTTAGAACATACATCGACCCAGGTATTGTGTCAATTTCCGGTACGATTAAAGCGTTCTTCCAAAATAAGGACCTTTTAAACAAAGCGGTTAATGGTACAGAATCCAGCTTGGAATTGCGACTTGAACAAGATGACTGGTCGCTTACATTCAAGTTGCCCGAACTTGTGTACGAACGACAATCTCCAGGCATCGATGGTCCTCGTGGCGTCAATATTGAATTGCCGTTCAAGGCATACTATCGTGCAGATGCTGGTCGTTCCGCATCCATCATTACATTAGTTAATAATCAAGAGCAATACTAGGAGGTGCCCATATGGCATTTGAAGATATCAAAGTAAGAGGCTTAACATTCGCTGAACGTGGTGAATTAATTAAATCTGGTTTAGACCCATTGTATACCCCAGTTCCGGAGGAAGCACCGGACACAGAACGCCTATTGCGTTCTCGTGAGCTTGCACAATGGATTATGCAGCATATCTACGGCTTAACTGAAGATGAAATCAATGCAGCACCTGACAATGATCTTATGGAAATTGCGCTTGATACCATGCGGTTTACTCACGAAAAAAAGGCTGAAATCGAAAAAAACTAATTGATGCAATACTTTGGCTTAACTCCGATAAGCCAAAGTATTGCTCTGATTGTATCAAGATGCAGCGTGAGACCAAACAGCATTTTGACTGTTCGGAGTGTGAGTTTAATTCCCCGCATCAATTAGACGGTACACGACAAGCAATGCGGGTATACAATGCAAGCCGAATGCAACGACGATGGCATTCAGGCGGTATTGCAGGATTTGATATGCCAGCGGTATTAGAAGTGGCGAAGGCTTACGGCATCGAGCCACTACCGCACCTTATCGATCTGCTTGTAATCTTGGAAGCTAAAGAGTTGGAGGTGGCGCACAAGAATGGCCAATAATTTAATTGATATTGTCGTTCAGCTGACCGATAAGAATACGGAAGCAGGACTCAAGAAAATTACAGCTAGTGCCGAAGGCGCCAAATCCGCCCTTGGCAAAATGAAGAATGACCTCATGGCCATAGGTGCCGGTGTTGGTGTAGTAGGCATCGGTGCCAAATTAGCCAAAGAGGCTATTCAATGGGATGTAGCCGTTAAGAAATTATCAGGGATTACCGGTGCTACGGCAAAAGAAACCAGCGAATTATTAGCAGTGGCTAATTATATGGGCATAGCTATGGAAGATAGCGCTGGTGCATTTGCTAAGTTCTCCAAGAACGTCGGAGCGGCTAAAGAGAAAATGGAAGTCGCTAGGGCAGAAGGAAAGCTTAGCACTGACATATTTAGTAAATTAGGCTACACGCTTGAAGACATTCAAGGCAAGAATACTGTTGAAGTATTTAAGATGATACAGGAACGCCTAAGAGGCATGAAGGACGGGGCTGAGAAGACTCGTGTCGAAATGGAACTTTTTGGGCGTACTGGGTATCAGATGCACGCCATGCTTAACATGTCCGCTGAACAGATGGACAAGGTGGCTGAACGTGCCAAGGCAATGGGGCTTATCATCGATGATGATACCGCAGCCAAATCTGCGAAGCTAAATCGGGAATTAAAGGATTTAGAAAATACAGGGAAAAGGCTTGCAGTATCTATCGGTCATGAATTAGTTCCTGTGTTTAATGACTATGCAAAAGGCGTATTAGACGTCGCTAAAGAATTCGAGTCGATGACTGCTGAGCAAAAGGAAGCTATCGGTGGAATTGTTAAATTCGGTGCAGAAGCTGGGGCAGTAATCATAGTCATGAGGTCGCTAACCAGTGCACTCGGATTTATGCGATTGGCCACACTTGCCGCTGCAGGTCCATGGGTAACATTAGCTACAGTAATTGGACTTGCTGGGAAAGCATTACTCGATTTTCGCTACAACGAAAAAACATCTGGCTCTTATCTAAATGTAGAAGTTGACGGTAAGCGTATTCACAAAAATACGAATTCGACAGCAGGAATGTCTGATAAGTTCCGTGAATCGCATGATTCTCGATATTGGATAGAAGACTCAGCTTTATTCGGATTCATTAAAAATGACCGCTTAGCTACAAAAGAAGAAGGCGCTAGAATCGATGCGGCTTTGAAGCAAAAAGAAGAGGCGGATGCTGCAAAAGCGAAACTTGATGAGGAACTCGCAAAAGCAAAAGAGGACCTTGCTAATGGCGGATTAACGAATACCGAGGCTATCAATAAGGCGAATGAGGAAGCAGCAAAAGCAGCCAAAGCCCAAGAACAGGCCGCAAAGAAAGCCCAACAAGCAGCAGAGAAGTTGGCAAGCGCTGTAGAGCGTATGTCTGAACTATATCGATCTCTTACTTTGCAGAGCTTACAAATTGACGGCAGTCAATATGAAATCGATAAACTAACTGCCAAAAATCAGTATGAGTCAAACGAAAAAAATATTCGTGATATTATTCGTTCCGTTTCAAGCTTGAATAGCGGTGCTACAGGGCAAGCTGCGGGTGTACTAGAAGCAGCTAATGAACAACTCGGCAAGGCGTACAAATTAGGAGCAGATGGTACATGGGCTACGGATTGCGGAAAGCTATTCTCTGATGCAGTTAAACAGTCACTCGGGGCGGACGTACCTCGTCGAGTCGATAAGCTATGGGAAGCGGCGGCTGCTGTAGGGGCTTGGCACCCAGAAGGTGACGGATATATTCCTAAAGCTGGCGATGGGGTGGTTGTACTTGGTGATGAACACATTGTTATTAGTGACGGGAACGGAGGCTATACTGGTGCTAATACAAACGGAGTGGTCGCTAAGCCATCTGTTACCGCCGATTTCGGACAAATCACCGGATATATCGACACAGCTAAGTATGCAGGCGCTGCATCAAGCGCCACTGCTGATTCTGCAGGTAGCGCAGAGAATGCCAAGAAACTAGCTGAGTCTGACCTAACTGCTTCCGTTCGTGCTAAGAATGAAGAGCTGTATCAAAAGCGATTAGCTGAGGCACAACGAAATCAAGCTATCCGTGTTCGCAAGATGAATGAGGATATTAAGAAACTCGATCTCGAACGCACAGGCGACCGCTTGCAATTACTCAAAGCCGAAGCTGAAGCACAAAAGGCGCAAATTGACGATAACGTTCGTGAGTATACAAAGGCTGTAGGCGATAAGGAACTCGCTGAAAAGAAAGCTCAGGCGGAGCGTCTAAAATTGGCGTCTGATACCGAGCAGAAAATCAGAGAGTTAGCCTACACGCAAACGAGTGAAACCGTTGACCACTTAACCAATATGGTTACTCTTGGTCGCTTATCTCGCACTGATGCGGATGCGTTACTTGCTGAAGAGTTAAAAACTTATATTGATTATGCACGGAGCGAAGTCAAAGAGGCCCAGTTAACAGCTACGCAAAGATTGCAAATTGAAAAGAACCTGTTAGAGTCCCAGCAAAAGTTATGGGAGCTTGCAGGTCGCAGTCTGAAAACGAGCCTACAAGAAGCCGCACGCCAATATAAGCAAGAGACTACCAATTATGCGGACCTTGCTAAATCAACTTTTGACAGTACGATGAGCTCTATCAATTCAGCATGGACAAATAATCTCGAGGCTATGGCAACTGGAACGAAGTCGTTTAGTAAAGGCATTAAGGACATATTCAAGGATATGACAAATGCCATTATTAAGATGATGATTCAATTAACGTTCCAACAATACGTCATGCCTAAATTACAAGGTCTATTCGGGGGAGTAGTTAACGGAATCGGTTCTCTAGGTGCTGCAAAAGGGACATCGTCCTTTGCTGGTGGCAGTTCGTTTAGTTCTGCATTTACCGGTAATCGATTCGCTGCTGGAGGAAAAACAAATCCAGGGCTTATGTTGGTTGGTGAAAACGGACCAGAACTATTACAGTCCTCTGGATCCCATCGTATTTACACAGCAAGCGAAACTCGTAGATTAGTAGGTGGCGCTACAAGCAACAATGTAGTTGTTAATATCATCAATCAGTCTGGTCAAGAACTTGAAAGCAAGCAGCAGAACTCGCGGTTTGATGGTGAGAATTATGTTATCGATGTAGTAGTTCGTGCTATGGAATCAAACAAAGGAGGTATGCGTGACGCCATCAAGGCATCCGCAGTATAACTATGGCAGTATTTCCAGATATTCGATGGCCGATATATCCAATTCAGGAGACTACTCCAGATATTTCGTATAAAGGCCAAGTTGAAAACATGACGCTAATCACCAGGAAAAAGACGACAAAGACCCGGCGGACATATTCTGTAGGGTACAAGTTGCCAACAGCTGAGTACTATAAACTTCGGACGTTCTATGACGACGTCAACTGTTCGGGTATATTCGACTGGGTACATCCAGAAACACGGGAAACATTAAAAGTGCGATTTGCTGATCAGTTAGACTTTGCGGCGAATGACCACGGAGTGTGGATGGGAACCGTGAAATTACAGGAGGTATAACATGTTACCACTCTCAACGGCATCGATTTTAGAGAAAAACCAAATATCGGCCACGGGTGTGTGGTTAATGCTGTTAGAAATATCTTATAAAGGGGATACGATTCGATTGGTATACAATACGGAGAATATCCAATTTCAAGGTAATACTTATATTGCATTTCCATTTACCATTCAAGATGTCACTGAGAATGCAACGGATTTGCCTAATATTAAGTTATCTGTATCTAACGTTACTCGGACAATCCAGCGTATGGCAGAGTCTAATAATGGATTCACTGGAGCCAATGTCATCATTCGTGTAGTGAATACGAACATACCTGATGTGTGCGAGCAAGAGGAGCATTTCGTAATTACGGGAACTCATGCAAACGCAGAATGGATGGAGTTTACACTGGGGACTGACTTTAGCTTTACTCGACGATTCCCGTTAATCCGTGTGATGAAGGATTTCTGCCCGTTCAAGTTTAAAGGGGTTCAATGTGGATATAAGGGTCACGAAAATCAATGCAATAAAACCCTAGCGCGATGTCGTGAATTGGGGAACAGTACTCGATTTGGAGGAGAACCTACTATTCCGCAAGGAGGACTATATGCATCCAATAAGTGATTTGACTGATATGATAGGTACCCCATTCTCGGAAATGAAATGCTGGGATGTAGTTGTTGAGGTATATCGGCGTAGTGGAATATCACTACCCGAATATACCCAAATCCAAATGGATGAATGGCGCGAGGTTCGTGAGCCAATGCCAGGGAGTGTTTTGGTATTTGCGCTATATGGTAAAAATCTCGATCATGTAGGGGTTTATCTTGGTGAAGGTAAATTTATACACGCTACTGAACACAGTGGCACCTGTATAGAGCACATATCAAAATACGTGCCTCGATTGAAGCACATTTATGAAAGGAAGGAGTAGCAGATGGTTAATGTAATTATTGTAAATAATCCGTTCAAGCCAGAGCAACGGGACACAAAATACTTGCCATTTAAACAGGGCAAGCCTATCAGCTATTACTTCAGCGCACCTGGTGAATGGGTGTACTCAGTAAATGGACATGATGCGGCACCGGATATAGTTGTAAACGATGAAGACTACATTGTAGTAATGCCCCGAGTTGAGGGTAAGTTCTTTGGTGTTCTTCTATCAATAGGGATGGCCGTATTTACCGGTGGCATTGCTTCGGGTGCTATCTTTGGTATCCAAAGCTTGATTTGGCGGTCAGTCATCGCTATGGCAGTAGGGATGATAGGTAATGCTATTGTCTCAAAGTTAACCGCTCCTAAGGTTGACCGTTCGAATTCCGAACAGTCAAATACATATGGCTGGGGAGGCACCGAAACTGTTACTGGGCAGGGCTACCCTTTAGCCGTGACGTATGGCCGGATGAAAAGTGCTGGGTTATTATTATCCCGCCATGTAATTAGTGATGGTGAAAAGCAATATCTTAACCTCTTATACTGTGCCGGTGAGGGCGAATTATCAAAGATAGAAGATATTCGTATTAATGCTAACCCAATCAGTAATTATAAAGATGTGCAGGTGGATATCAGAAAGGGCACAAATGACCAAACAGTTATCCCCAATTTCAATGATAACTTTGCGGATCAATCCCTAAACTATGAATTGACTGAATCATGGAATACGCAACAGGTACAAGGCGATGCGTGTGACGCGATAGAGTTAACTGTTGGATTCCCAAACGGATTATATTATTCAAATGATAGCGGCGGCGCTGACCGTACATCTGTCACGTTGAAAGCAGAAATTCGTAAGGTAGGTGATGAGTCCTGGCAGGCATTACCTTTAGCAAATCAAAAGGGTATGGCCGGACATATTAAGCGCCGCGATGCGTGGAACTTTATTAAGTCAGATAATAGCGTGACAAATACATCTGATTACTCAGGACGAATTGAAGAGGCGACAAATAATGCGTTTTATCGTGTATTTCGCTTTGACAATCTCGAAAAAGCTCGCTACGAAATCCGTATGCGATGCAGTGCGAAAGATGGGAAAAGCCTGCGCCATGTCAATAAGGTCTACTGGGTGCAGCTAACTCAAATTATATATGACGATTTCGTGCATCCAGGAAAAGCCCTCATTGGAATTAAGGCTTTGGCTACATCTCAACTAAGCGGAAGTGATCCAAAAGTGACATGGATTCAAGAGCGTTCAGAGGTGTATGTGTTCAATCCGTATATTAATAAGTACGAAGCGCAACCAGCGGATAACCCAGCATGGGCTGCTTATGATTTAATCCATATCTGCCGTAAGATTGGCGGTGAATATATTGTATTCGGACAGCCCCATATGCGCCTTGACTATAACGCATTTAAGGCATGGGCAGATAAGTGTAAAACAAATGGGTTTACATTCAACTATATATACGACACCGCTATGCGATTATGGGATGCCTTAAAGTATCCAGAAGCAGTAGGTCGAGGGAAAGTAATTCCTGTAGGAACCAGGTTCACATGTGTTAGTGATTATCAATCTACACCGGTGCAGTTGTTTACTGTAGCCAACATAAAACACGGCAGCTTTACTGAAGAGTTTCAAGGTGTAGAGGCTAGGGCGAACTCTGTTGAAATATCGTTCCTTAACAAGGATAAGGATTATGAACGAGATGTCATTCCCGTGTATGGGGATACTTACGACGAGTCGGATACGCTAACTAATCCGGCACAAGTTGAGCTCATGGGGTGTACTAGCCTTGAGCAGGCATATAAACACGGTAAGCATTTCTTGCGATGCAATAAATACGAAATACGTACTGTGACAATAGAGGCGTTTACGGATGCCATAGCGTGCACGGTAGGAGATATCATTCTAATTCAGCACGACATACCCGAATGGGGCGAGGGCGGTCGTGTGGTTGCGGTAATCGGCCAGACGATTACACTCGATAAGGAAGTGTCGGTACAACCAGGGAAGAATTATCAGTTGCTAATTCGTAGCAATTCTACGGATATTGTCTCTACGTTTAACGTAGTAAATGTATCAGGTCTCAATGTAATCGTTAAAGAGGCTATACCGGTGCAGCCTGATGCGGTATACGCATTCGGAGAGGTTTCTAAATCGGCTAAGCCATTTCGTGTGTTAGCCATTACAAAGACACTATCAGAAATGACTCGTAAGATCCAATGCATGGAATATTATCCAGAACTCTACGTATCGGATGATGGCACGGTACCAAGCATTGATTATACGAATCACGGTGCATCTGATATTCAAGCAGTAGGATTAGTGAGCGATGTCTATGGTGCTAATGGCATCATGTATTCACGCATAGGTGTAACGTGGCAGTTACCTCGTGATGGAAAAGTCTCAAACGTAGTTGTGAATTACCGAAACGTAAAAAGCGATACGTGGACATATATTGGAAACTACCCAGCATCCACAAACGCTACCACGATATCTGATGTGCTACTAGGTGCCACCTATGAAGTACGCGTGCAGGCAATTAATGAGTTAGGCCAGCTGACTACTGGCGTGACAAAATCTATAGCCATACCTAAGATGCAGACGCCAGAGGATGTTCAGAATTTACGTGTCCTAAGTCGGTACAATCAAACGGCCGATAAGAGCGTGTACTATGATTTACAAGTACTATTTGACCCGCCTAGTAATCCTGCTAACTTCGATGTGGCGGAGGTTTGGTATCTCTTAAAATCGAAAAGTGGAAAACCTGTAGCGGGGCAAGAATGGCAGTACGCTGGCAGTAGTAATAGTCAGGTTATTATCAAATCATTAGGCCCAGGTGAGGAGTATCGAATCAAAGCAATCTCGGTTGACCGATTTGGCAATAGAGCAGAAACAGCCCAAATGGTTGATGTGCTAGTCAAACCGATGGATGCGATACCTGACATGCCTAGTAATTTTGGTATTACGTTCGGTAGAAACGCCACCGCATCATGGGATGAGGTGCTGAATGCTGATGTCGACTATTACGAATTACGTACCGATAATAATCCTGGTAAAGATACGAATGCTTTATTGGCAAGAGTTAAAGGTACATCTGCTGTACTTACCCTATCTAAACGAGCGGATACTGTTTACTTATATGCTCGCAGCACGTTGGGCAAATACTCGACTGCAGCAACATATAAATATAACGTTCCGCAGTTGGCCGCGCCTGAGCTTGTAGTAAAAAGCCAGTTAGGAGGATTTAATCTTTACTTCTCAACTAAGCCCGCACAAGCATATGCAATCAGATGCCATGTGATCGGAGATGAACGTACTGATGATTTTGAAACTACCAGCACCATGCTGACGTATTCGAATTCGGCCGGAATATACCGGATACGTTGCTCGTTTGTTGATGTGTTCGGAGATGGACTCGTTAACGAGAAGCAAGTCGTGATTAAGACACAAATTGATGCGAGCTTGCTAGACCTCGAGTCTCTCGGGCTGAATAAAGTTGATGAGCGAATTAAGGAGCTTGATAAGAAATTCAATACGAATTCTGAAGAGACCACTAGAAGAATTACGAATTTGGCGTCACATACGGAATCTCGCATTACTGAGTTAGCTGGTAGCATCGATTTGCAAGTTAAAAAAAGTATTGGCGAGATTGATGGTGGTGAGTTGGTGTCTCGCATTAACCTCAGTCAGTCCGGTGTATACATTGCGGGAAAATTGATTCACATCACTGGAGCGACTAAGTTCGATGATAACGTCATTGTTAATAAGATGATTCAGGCCAGCGCGGTTACTGCCGACAAATTACATGTTGAAAATTTAGCGGCGGTGTCCAGTACAATCGGGTTACTTCGTTCGAGAGAAACCGGTGCTCGTGTTGAGATTCAAGATAACCTTATTACAGGTTTTGATGATGATAACAACCCTCGGATTAAACTTGGATGCTGGTAGGAGGTATTATGGAACCGCATGTATTAGCTTATGACGCTAACGGCAATATCATACTAAATCTGAAGGAAAGGCTTACACGTATCGAGGGGCGGATGTATGTATCTGACATTCCTAATCGACGTCAACAAATTACTGTGAATGGATTGCAGCCTGGTCAACATGTCTGGGCTGCAGCCATGGGACAGTACTTAGTGGCAGAGGTTAGGGGCAATATCATAACATATTATTTTGCAGTGTCCCAGGATGAATATAATATCAATCGTCAATTTAAGGATCTTACGTATGAAGGGTGGCTGGCGTATGGAATTTATTAACATCCAGAATAAAGAAGGTGTCACGATTATAAACGATACCTATGACAATCTAGTATATCTTAGTTTCCCTAAACAAAAAGATGCAGTTCTCTACACCGGGGCGATGAGGGGGATAACGCCAACGGTTCAAATCCCGCTCAAACCTGTAGCTTACGCACCTATGCTGGTGCCTACAAGTAAATACCAATACGGATATATTGCGGGGGAGGCTAATGTAATCCAGGTCTTTTATGCCACTAATTACGCATATCATGGTGACGCACCTCTTATAGCAGTATCAGTTCCACAAGGATATGAATTCGCAGCTCAGTGGGTCCATAAACGTCGTGAGCGATTAATGGTGCTGGTAGTGGATGTAATTAAGCCAGGCGAAAAGGTAACGCAAGCAATGGTTGATGAAGTAAAAGCTGGCATCAAGTTCTACTGCTTCGGATATTTCGAGGATGTTACGGCTAATGCAGACACGCCTCGTATTCGATTTGTTGATAAGGTAGGAAGTAGTAAGCCTAATACGGCATTGCAAGTTCTTGGTCGTCACAAATATTATAAAGCGTCTTGGGCAACAGATTACAATCTGCAGAACGATGTGATATATGATAGCCGCATCAGGTACCTACGTGTAATTGATCACTATGCACACGATTGGTATAACCAGTTATCAAACTACGTTCCGGATACTTTTACAGACATGGCCCGTGACCCAAAGTCATATGGCGTTAAGGTTGCAATTATACCCATGTCCGTAATCGATGTATCCGTTTGGGGGCCAAATATCAATAATGGAGATAAAAAGTCACACACGGGGCGAGTGTGGCAAACGTTCAGATTTCACGATGAGAGTACTGTATCGCTGAAATCGTATCAGTTCATTGATTGGAATACAGTCACCACGTATCCTGTAGGTTGCTCGGGTAAGACTACATCTCAGTATTTGGTAGTCGATGTGACCGGGTACGATAAACAAGGTACGATTCCATTCAATTAAGGGAGATGATAAGTAATGAATGTAAAGGATATAGACCTCAACATTGGCGAGGATTTCGGGATAGTCTACGCTGTCCAAGATGACAATGTAGATTTGACAGGGTTCAAGTCAGTATTCGCCATACGAAAGCGAGCAAGCGGACCGCTTGTTATTAAAGTGCAAGGGGTAGCATCTGGGAAGATTGCGACATTCAATATTTCCGGAAAGGATACCCTAGAAATTAAGTCCTTTGGTGAGCATGTGTATGATGCTTTTGCATATAAGGAATCGGAGCCTAGCCGATATTACAAACTGGGTATGGGGGCAGTCAACATAATTCAGGATGTGGCCATGCATGATTAGAGGAGGAATGTATTATGCAAAACAAAACGTTACCAGTAAGACTTGAAGGTCCGATTAAAGTAGAGGCGGAAGTAAAAGCAACCTTGGTAGGCGATAATGGAAAAAGTGCTTATGAAATCGCTTTAGCACATGGATTCGTAGGAACCGAGGAGGAGTGGTTGGAATCCTTAAAAGCGAAGATGCCCAACTTATCAGGCGTTGTTTCAGCACTTCAAGGTAAGAACATTCTTATAAATAGCGGTACCCTTGAAGCGATATTAACTGCTATTGTTCACGCGTTGGCGGATCAACCTTACGCACCACTTACCTTTAACGAACCAAGAAAAGGGGATACTGAAATTCGAGTATCCGGGCAAGATGGCTTTAAAGTTCGAGTGAGTGGCACTGCAGAAGCTGTTGAAATTCAATCCGGAAGTGCAACTATTAGAATTCAGCCTTACGGTGCAGATGATATTTATCTTGAATATCTTAACTTAATCGATCATGTCATTGACACTGTTAAAATCAAAGGTCTTTTTGAATTCAATCCGGAAACGGCTACAGAGATCTTGCCTAAGCAATTCTATGGCCGTAGCGATTTGGAGGGCGAACTTACATGCCCGAACGTTGTTAAAGTTGGTGCATTAGCATTCGTCGGAACCGAGCACAATATTATCAATTTGCCAAAGGCCACTGATATTGACAGGGATGCTTTCGCTAACAGTTCTCTTGCCGTAATCAATATCCCCGCATTTGTATGGGCAGATGATAACCTTGATTTAAAATCTTATGATCTCATTAGGGTTAATAAAATGACTGTTAGTGAGGAATCTCACCCACCGAGAGAAGTCATGATGCAGAAAATTTCATTAGAGGTCTACAATCCAGATCACACCAAGAAATGGAATCTTTACAGTGAAAAATGGGAGAAAGCGGAGGCCTAAATGGATGAAATTAGATTATTGCTAATGGATTTCGGTATCCCTGCCTACTTCGCTGACATTGGATTCTGGGTAACCCTGTTAGGGGTTATCTGGGCCGCCCTTCGGGGCTCGTTTCGTGCGATGGTGTGGTTTTTAGAACATACCTCGCTAGTTGAGGTTAAGCAAGAATTAGACGACCATTTGGCTCGACGTATGGATAAGCAGCGTAAGGACTATGACGATAAGTTATCCGATGCTATCAATAGTATCGCTGATTTAACAAAAAGTAATCAGGAGATATTAAAGCAGTTGGTCAAGCTGGAAGAACGAGATGCTGCGAAGTTTCATAGGCTTAACAACCTAGAAACCACAGTTCAAAGTCTGAGTACTGAATTGATGCATATCCAAGTTCTAAACAATATGCCAATAGGAAGAAGTATCACGCTTAATACCGATGATATAGGAGGTGACTGATAATGAAATATCAAATCATGAACCGACTGAAATCAGCATATGGTGCTGTTCGTGTTGCTAATATTAGACCTACTGGAGTACTAGCGACACGGATTCTAGTACTTGTTATGCTAATTCCTATTTGGCTAGTCATAACAGAGTATGTTATGGCGTTTGCTAGGGGATATGTATCAAGTGAAACTAATAAGCTGATTGATGTTGGGCTCAATATTATTGACCACATATTCATTCCTAGTGTATTGACAGCCGTAGTAGGCTTCTTAGGACTTTGGTTGGATAGAAACAATAATGGTGTTCCTGATAAATTAGAAGGAGGTAGTAGTAATGACGAAAATATTTATAAATCCAGGTCATGATATTGACCTGGACTCTGGAGCAGTAAATCCTAACACAGGACGTCGTGAATGCGACGTTGCTCGTGATGCGGGTAAGTTATTGGCTTGTTATTTACAAACTGCTGGATGCGAAGTTAGAACTTTACAAAATGATGATTTAGGTCTTGTGTGTGAAACGTCTAACGAATGGGGAGCGGATATATTCGTATCGCTCCATTGTAACGCTTTTAATACGCAAGCTCGTGGCACAGAAACTTTGTATAAGTCATTTAATGGGCAACGGTTAGCAAACGACATTCAAAGTCAAATTATCCGTAGCATTAATACGGTTGATCGGGGTGTAAAAGAACGGCAAGATTTATGGGTGCTAAATGGCACGGATGCAACAGCCGTGTTAGTTGAAATGGCTTTTATAGATAATGATGAAGACCTAGCACTACTTAACAATGATTTAGACACCATAGTGCGTGCTATCGCAAGGGGCATTACTGATTACGCAACAGGAGGGGAATAATGTATGACAAAATCAAAGTACTACTTGATAACCCTATTTACCGCTATATTATTATCGGTGGTATTGGGTTCATCCTCATCCTTTGCATCGGATACATATTCTACCAACCAAACGGAAGCAACTATCAGCGTGCCCTTGAGTCAGTGGAACGAATTGAAAAGCAACAACGAGAAAGCATTAAGCTTAATCGAGACATCCAATCTTCCATTGACAGAAGCACAGAGCTTAGTCATGAAGCAAAAGGAAGAGTTGAGCAAAGCACACGATACAATCTCGACATTGGAAACCGAATTAATGAAAGCCAAAATGCTATCAATGAAGCAAGAAGTTACCTTGTCAGAAATGTCGAGCTCTATAGACGAATTGAAGAACAAAATAGAGAACGACAAGAAAACAATCAAGCGACTACGAATGCAACGCAACCTATCCCAAATACTGGGAGCGGGTGCGACAATCGGAGTAGTAATTCGTCGATGACTGAGAGGTGATCCATATATCTCCCTACCATACGAGGGCGGACGTGTGGATTGATGGTAAATACACAAAAGACCTTACTAGGAATATATTCCCAGTAAGGTCTTTTTTTTTCGTAAAAATTTGTGATTATTTTGTTGACATTATACCCGATATAGGGTATAATAAAGATGTAGAAAGGAGGTGAAAAGTTGAGTAAGAAAAGGTTAAAGAAGTTAAAAAAGTGGTTACCCTTAATAATAGCAATCATCCAACTAGCGACTGCGGTGATTACAGCAATTACAAAAGAGTAACCACAGGAGCCCGAAAGGGCTCCACTCTTCCCCCTTAATTATATCAACTGATAAATATGATTACAAGAATATCTTTATTAATAGGGATTATTGCCTTAGTATTATCTATTTATAATTTATTAATGTCTTTGAAGGTGATTTAAGTGGAATTGAACGATGTTATGACTCTTCAGGAAGCTTCAAAACGCTGGAATATTACAGCTGATGCTTTAAAACAGAATTGTAGAGGCCGCGTTAAAAATGGATTCAAGCCTGGAGAATACAGAAAGTCTGGCAAGAATTGGTTAGTAACTAGGCAAGCTATGGAACGGTTATACGGGGAGGAAATAAAAATGCTAAAAGTGATTAATTGTACATCTAATCAACATCGAGAAATGGGAACAGTAGAATCTTATAAAGAAGCATGGGAAATGATATATGAACGTGAAATGCATCAATCCCCTTGCATTGGTAAATGGGACAAGGCTCAATGGGAAGAGTGCGATATGCAAGATGAATTTCCTGATTTCAAATGGCCTGAAGGTGTTGACTACGTTTGGACGGCTGACTGGATAGCTGAAGTCATTCTCGATCCGAAAGAATACAACGAAGAAGGTGTAAGGGGTCTTATTGACGATTTGATGTTATCTTATAAAATTGAAGAAATCGACTAGATTTTTATAATAGTATATATTATATAAATCGTTAAAACTTGTATTAAACTCGTAACGTTACTCAACTGTTACTCAACTTTTTAAGGCATTTAGTGATGTACAATCAATGGTTATGATGGTTTAGTGTAACAGTAGAATTGTACTCCAAATAATTTGGCGCTTATGGGAAAACCACTCAGAATTGGGTG